AGCTAATTGACCGCTGGTTGCCTTTAAATGGATTCTCTAGGGTCCAGCATAGGCGGGCACCTTTCGTCATTAGGCGGCCTTGTGTGGACGTTGGCAGGTAGGCGTATCTTTTAAGTTCTAGGGTTAGCATAGTATTTCCTCACAATATTGGCGCGGAGCTTAGCCTGCGCTGCTGACCGGCAAATATACACCGGTAAGTTGTGTTCTTCGGCTTCATCGAAAAACCCTTCCTGGTCGGGGGTGAGCGTTCCCTTCTCTGACTTCACTTCAACCAGGAAAAAGTATCCGCTGTAGCCGACCAACAGATCAGGGACTCGCCTGCCTGATAGCGGCTGAACAAAGAAGCCCTCTTCCCTAAATGCCTCAATGATCTCCGGCTCGTTCTTATCCCGCTTGGGGTTGTATCTATTTAGGCTCATACCATGCCCCGCAATTGCATTTGTAGTGTTTGAACGGATAGCGCTTCGAGCGTACTAGAGCGCTGCATCCGGCATGGTGGTGTGGTTTATGCGCTGGTTCATTGCCGAATATCTTGGCCCAATTGCGCATAAACTCCTCATCGTGGGCCTGTTGTGGCCTTCGCTTGCTGCCTTTACTCATTGTCGTTCTCCGCGCTGTCTGCGCCATCGTCCAGCTTGATTACACCAAGCACCTTCATTGTGCTGCCATCGACAATCTGAGCCTCATCCGAAGGCATCCCGTGATTGATTCGCACTGTCATCCCGGCGAATGTCATAGGTTCAGTCTCCGCGCTGTCAGTGCTATAAAAATCCTTGAGCGGAACATAATTCTCTGTTCCGTCAGCATCGACTTTGATAACACCAGTGCCGAAAGTCATAGTATCCTCGAATAGTGCGTCAAGCGATTCGCTGCGAATTTTTTCTTCCTGCACCCGATCTTTGTAGCCGCACTTATATGCTTCATACAGAACGCGCTTGTATTCGTCGCATTGCCATTCATGCAGCCCCCGCAAATGAGTGTGACTACGAAACCAAACCTTAAAGCACATCACCCTTCCTCCGCGCTGTCTGCGTTGAGTAGGGCGGTTAGACCGCAAGTGCATGGCTCTAAACCTTTTCGCCTCGCCCATAAGCACCCAATGTCGTGAACGACAAACTGACTCAACGCCTCGCACTTGGCGCGGAGTTGGTTGTTGTCTCTGCACTTCTCAGCCAGTTTTGTTGCTTGGTCTGTAAGGTTGTCGGCTATCTCACGGCGGCTGTTTTTTAGTGCGTCAACCTCCGCCTCAAGCTCTGCGATGCGGGCTTTAGCTTGTATGAACTTACGCTTATATTCGCCTTTGTACGGCTCACCCATCACTCTTTCCTCTCGTTCATTGCACACACAGCGGCTAGGGCTGCGGCGAGTTCGGTGTCTGCTTGATGCGATGTCCAGTTTGGCGGCATTTCGCTGTTTATCCAGAAGTCATGCAGTTCATTGAACGCCCAACCAACCGAATACTCGATTTTCAACTCCCGCAGCTTCGCCTTAATCGCGGCGAGGAACTTGTCGTCGTCGTTGTAGATATGGGTGACGGCGTTGCGCCCGCTAAACCAAGTAATCGGGCGTTCATCACCACGCGCTACAACCGCGTCGTAGTTAGTGCGGTACTCCCACCCCAACCACCGCGCTACTGCGGCTCTGTCTGCGTTGTTAGTCATTTTCATGTCTCCATAGGTCGCCGCCCTCTTCTGCAATCAGGCGTGCGGTTACTTCGTCAGCGTGAGCGGGCACCACAGCACCCAATGCGCTGCAGGGGTGTGACTCTGTTTCGTGGCACTCGTACTGACACAACGGGCAGATATAGTGACTCACAGCATGCCCCACCATTCATGTTGGGCCTCTACAAGCTGCAGTTCGTCCAGAATCTCCCGTGACTGCCTGCGGTGAATGGTGCGTGAGCACACATCGAGCACAAACTGTCGATTCAGGTTATACATATCTGCGATCTGCGAGACAGTGAGGCCGTTCTGATAGTCGAAAAAGACTTGCTTCGCGGTGTTGTTGTTTAGTGGCTGTTCCATGATTAGCTCCTTATCGCCATGCATTAGATGCAACGCAGGCATCGTATGTAATGCTAACTACCTGCGCTCTAGTCAGCCCCATAACCATAACCATAGATGGGACAGTTGACGACAAACCGTTAAACAAAGGAACGGCGCTAGGGTCTTCAGCAGCAAGAGCCGACGAAATACCCTCTAGCTCCTGCTGCCATTGCAGGAATGATCCGGTCAAGTTATTTGGGTTATCAGCGACAATCCCGACGTACAGATCATGGAGGGCCGCAGTGGTTTCAGTGTAGGCGCTGCACAGTTCACTCAAGCTGGCAGACTCTTCAGCGCTGGCTCCAAATGATGCTGCAGCCAAAGCCATTGTAATTAATAGTTTTTTCATGATTCTCTCCTGATAAAAAGGTGGCGGCCCGTGATGATCTTCGCCAAATTAGGGCCGCCTGTCGGGGTATTACTTAGAATGGAATTTTATCGTCTGGTTCGTCACCAAGAGGTGTCATGACCCAGCCTACGGTCTTATTGCCGTTAATGTCCCATTCCTTCGTCGAGAGGTTCACTTTGCGACCAATCCATGCGCCGGTGTCAGGAGAGAGCTGACCGACCAGAATCTTTAGATTGCCTTTAGAAACCTTGATGGGCTTCTCAGCTTTAGCGAACTTGATGTATACGAACTTGGTTACCGCCCCCTTGTCATCTTCGTATTCATCTTCACCAACTGACTCAATCGATAGGATGGTGTTCATATCCACATGGTCAGCCGCTTTCTCGTATGGGCTATCTGATTTAAATAATGCTTCGTCAATTATCATTCGTTTCGTTTCCTTTAGTTAGTTAGTGTTTGCTTTTGTACCCCGTTTCGAGTACAGTGATACTTTCACACACACGAAAAGGAATGTCAAGATGAAAACAGAAAATATTTCAGTCCGATTAGAAAAGGCTGACTTGGAGGCCCTGGACCGCATGGCAAAGGAAGAAGGCCGATCACGGTCTAATATGATGGAGCAATTAATTCGCCGCGAAGCGAAGAAGAAAGGAGCTAAATGATATGTATAGCTGGCTAATAATACTTCAGATCACTGATAGCACTCTTTCCCCCCTAAAAACCCGCATAACATCTAGGGTCCACAAAACCCAATACGAGTTACCCACCGGACCAGAGATTAAGCGCTGGGAAGATGAAATATGTGAATCGCACGGGGTAGATCAGGTGGATGTGATCGAATTCAAGAAACTTGCGTACAACCCATAAGAAAAAGCCCCCTTTCGGGGGCTGAGGTACGTCATGAATACAAGGAAATAATATCATGAAAGCGGAACAAATTGCACAGCAAATAGACCCCAACGCTAAGAAAGTGGGCAATCAGTGGTTGTGCCGCTGCCCAGCCCATGACGACAACAACCCCAGCTTTTACATAAAGGATAGTGAGGGGCAAAAAAACCCCCTGGTGCATTGTTTCGCGGGGTGCAGCCAGGGGGAGGTCATCAAGGCACTTGGAGAGTTGGGATTATGGGAGGGTGCCGAGACTTCCGATCATAGCGAATGGGAGCGCAACAGGCAACGTGAAATATCACAGCAACAGTGGGTTACGCTGCTAGAGTCCATAGAAAAGGGCGACGAATCAGGGGTGAAAGAATACCTAAATATGCCGGAACCGCAGCCGTATCGTGCTGCCGATGTAATGGACCTAGCGGCTATGTTTGCCGCAATGCCAGAGGAAGAATGGGTGACAGGCCCTATCCAGGCGGGTTCGGTCGGGTTCATTGCTGCCGCAGCCGGTGTAGGTAAATCGATGTTCGCGCTTGGACTGGCTCACGCCATATCCACAGGGAAGGACTTCGCAGACTGGAAAACCCCCACAAAGCGCTCTGTAATGCTGCTAGATGTGGAATTGAGCACCCGCTTTATGTATGACCGCATCAAAGGCTATGACTGGACAGGGGCCACAATTAAGCTTGACTGGCAGGACTGGCGTGAGGCTCAGAGCGTTGAACCGCTGGCCCTGGGTAATGACCTGCACCACCATATACTCTATGAGACTTGCAGAGATATGGATGTGATTATTATTGATAACGTTACATTCGCGCTCGAGCCGGTTAAACCTGGTGAAATGTTCAATCCTGAGACATGGAACAGGGTGCAGCACTTCACACGATGGGCCAAGACTGCAGGGAAGACCGTTATATTCGTCGATCACACCAATAAATCAAATCAGGTTGCGGGCAGCGTGAACAAGCAGCGAAGTGCTGACTGGGTGATGATACTTGAGGCTGTGTCGGCTCCTGGCAGCATACCCCTAGAGTTTGGCCTTAAGTTCGACAAAATGCGTTACAAGTGCTCTCAGGAGCTTACACGGGATTCCTATGTAACATATGACGGTTTGAGATGGGGAATGGCACCTGCACCGACTGAATTGGAGTTGATCCAGCAAATGACTGCGGAAGGGATGAAGCCGAAAGATATTGCTGATGAACTGTGCATCGGGGTGCGGTCAGTACAGCGAAAATTACGCACCGGTCAGCGTCGTCGAGGGTCACAATTATGATAGTTAAAATCAATAACTTACAAGCGTTCGCGACAATGCGACAGACCCCCCATAAAGGGGGGTGTCGTTTTGACGCATTTGTGATATTGTCCGCTCTATGGCTAAGAGACTTAATAACCGCACAGCGGAACAAACAAAGACTCATATCAAGGCAAGTATGCTCATAAATCGCATGATGGAACATGCACTTAGCGAAGATGGAGATGTTATGACAACATCACAAGTTAACGCTGCGAAGATATTGCTTGCGAAGGTGTTGCCAGACATGAAGGCAATCGAGCATGAAGTCGAGACTGAGTACACTGTTCAGCTTGTGAGCTATAAGGACGCACCACAGGACAAGCCTGAGTGAACGTACAGATACCCGCTAATCCTTTGCGTTGGTATCAGATACCGTTCTTTGCGTACATGCAGAATGGCGGCAAAGAGGCTTGCTTGGTGCAGTCACGTCGTAGTGGCAAGGATTACGTGTCTAGCGCCTGGAATAGCTGGGCAGCGTATGATCGACCTGCTAACTACTGGCACTTGATGCCGCAGCAGAACCAGATACGTAAGGCATTCTGGAAGGGTGTTGATGCGAACAGTGGTAAGCGGATACTGGACATCCACTACCCCCGCGAGATATTCCCCAAGCGCTATGAGCAGGACATGATGATAGAGGCCCCCAACGGCTCTACCATTCAGTTTATGGGCAGTGATAACCCTGATGCCTTGGTTGGCTCTGGTATTGCTGGCGTGACCATATCTGAGGGCGCTGTGTCCAATCCCTTAACCATGGGCTATATCACACCGATGCTTGCAGAGAATGATGGCTGGTTGGTTGTGAATAGCACGCCTCGCGGTAAGAACTGGTTCTATGACTATTACATGCAGTGCTTGGCTGACCCTGATGCGTTCACAACGCTGCTAACGGCAGAGGATTGCCAGCACATCAGCGCTAAGAACCTTGAGCGTGAGCGACGACGTAAGAGTAAGGGCCTGTTCCTGCAGGAATACATGTGCTCGTTCGATCACGGCATGGAAGGCAGTATCTACCTCGATGAAATGGGCGATATGCTTAAGGATGGGCGCATCACTGAGGTTCCATACGATAAGGCACAGCCTGTCTATACTGCATGGGATATAGGCTATGACGATGTGACCGCCATTGTGTTCTTCCAGGTTGGTCTTGGTGGAATGATATATGTCATTGACTACTACGAAGACAGACAGATCAGTGACTTGAGTGAGTATGTGAAGGTCCTTAACTCGAAGGACTACAACTATGGTATGCACTTCTTGCCGCATGATGGCGCACATCAGCGCCTTGGGATGGAGTCGATCAGCAAACAGTTGCGCGATAAAGCGCACAAGAACCGTGTTGTTCCACGTGTAACAGAGCTTCGCGCAGGTCTTGAGTTCACTAAGGTAGCGCTGGGCAAGACCAGTATCGACGCTAAGAAAGCGGACAAGCTGGTGAATGGCCTCAATGCGTACCGCTATGAGTACGACGACAAGCTCAATCGGTACAAGCCTAAGCCCTTGCATGATTGGGCCTCAGACCCTGCTGACAGCTTCCGAACTGCAGCGCACGCAGTAAAGCTTGGTTGGTGCAATATTATGTGGCAGGATAGTGACTTAGACTATTCAGCACTGGACGCGGCGGCAATATGAAGTATACAGATGAACAGCTTGTTACCCTCATTAGCGAGAATCAGCAGCGAGCCGTTGATTATTCCAGTGCTGCACTGATTCAGAACCGCGAGCAGGCGTGGAATAGCTTTCTAGTTCGGCCCCGTGGTGATGAACTGCCAGGCCGATCTAAGATCATTGATACATCTGTCCGCGATGCGGTCCACGCAACACTGTCCACCATTGTTCCTGGGCTTGATGTAGAGAACCTGTGTGACTTCCCGCCGCAAGGTGATGGTGATGCAGATCAGGCGGACGCTGAGGCCCGCGTATGCAATAAGGTATTCCGAACCACTGAGAACCTGATGCAGGTCAGTGATGCGCTAGAGGATGCTTTGCTGTTCCGCAATGGTGTGCTCAAGATATGGGTCGAGGATAAGGAGTGCATCGAGTACCGCACCTACTCAGGTGATGCGCCTGCACTGCAGGTCCAGCTTGAGGAGTCAGGCTATGACGTTGAGCTGACTGAATCCACTGATGAAGGCCACCGCTTCAAGCTGTCATACGATGAGCAGCGATTGCGTGTGAAGGCCATTGAACAGTCTTATTTCTGGGTGGACCCTAACCACGAGAATTGCACACTGCAGGACTGCAGCTACATGAGTGAGCGCGTTATCTTTACTCGCTCTGAGCTGGTATCAATGGGCCTCAATAAGAAGCTGGTTTATGAACTGCCACAGATTCAGGATGACAGCATTACTAGCGGCGGCGTATCCAACACGGATATAACCGCTAAGTATATCGACGGTCAGCCTACTATCGGTCAGGCCGCTACCACAGATCAGGACCATATCGAGTGCTATTGGGCACACGTTCTGATTGATATGGACGGCGACGGTATCGCTGAGAAGTGGCGTTTCTTAACATCGAACAACCGCATGCTTGAAAAGACTCCGGTTTCGCACTTCCCGTATGCGTCTGGTACGTGTGTTCCTGTACCGCATCGCTGGTCTGGATTGAGTCTGTATGACTTGCTGCGTGTGACTGCTGATGAACGCACCAACGCTAAGCGCCAACTAGCGGACAACATGAATCACGCGAACAATCAGCGCATGATTGCAGACCCTGCGACAACTAACTTTCAGGACTTGATTAGTAGCGCACCTGGTCGTCCGATTAGGTCAACTGATCCAGCAGGCGGTTCGTTCGTGCCATTGCAGGACATCACAACCAACAGTATTGCCTACTTGCAGTATCTTGATGGTGTGCGTGACGAGCAAGCTGGTAGCGCACTGGATATGGCTTCGAGCGATATGCAGGGCATGAAGGATATTTCAGGCATTAGCGCTGAGCTCCAGCTTGGCCCTGCTGAGCAAATGGCGGCATGGTTTAGCCGTAATTTCTGTAATTCGCTCGTTAAGTCAGCGTTTATGCTGGTTCACCGCTGTCTGCGTGAGCAATGGCGCGAGCCGATCAGCTTCTACAAGTCTGGTGAGTGGATTGAAGCGAACCCGTCACAGTGGCGACCACGCACCACAGTCAACGTGATGGTTGCACTGTCACCTGGTGAACGTCGCCGTCACGTATCAGCGCTGAAACAGGTGCTTGATCTGCAGATGAATATGATTGCCGGTGGTGCTGCGAATATCACTACCGACTGGAATGGCATTCACAAGACGATTAGCGACATGATGACCGCTATGCAGTTGGATGGCACTGAGGGCTACTTCTTAGACCCTGACAGCCAGCAAGTGCAACAGTCAATGGAGCAGGCAGACGCGCAGAACCAGCAGATGCAGCAGATGCAGCAGCAGATGGCGATGCAGCAGCAACAGATTGAATCTCAGAAGTTAGAGCTTGATAAGTACAAGCATGACACCGAGATTGAATGGAAGTATTACGACACCAACATTGATGCAGAGGGTAAGGAGGCTGAACTTGTCCAACGAGGAATTGAAAGCGCGAATAGTACGCGGGCAGAAAGCACAGCAGATGCTGGCGCTGGCTGATGAAATCAGAATCGAGGAAGCCATGCGCCAGTATTTCACTGAGGCCATGGTTTCGGGCTTTGATTTGTCCGAGGCTGAAATGACGGAGCACATCATTGATGTTCGGCGACAAATGAAGGTATTTACTGACACGTTGGGAATGATTCGACGTATTGCAGCGGAGGCGCAGCTTGATGAATCGGGACAGTGATATTCCTGCAGCTACACAGCAGCAGGTAGGCGAGATTTTATTCGGTCAGCCACCAGTGGAGACACAGGAGGTGGTTGATGATAGTGAGCAGGAGACTGCTCCACAGCAGGAGACGGGCGAGCCAGAACAGCCCGAGCGTTCAGAGCTGAACGTTAAGGCTTTGGCTGAGAGGCTGGAGCTAGACCCGAAGGACCTTTATGAGTCATTAAAGATCGACATAGGCAACGAGGAGACTTTGAGCCTTGGCGAGATTAAGGACAAAGTGAAGGACTGGAATCGGTCTAACAATGTAATGGCTGAAGCGGAAAATCAGCGCATTACCGTAGAGAATGAACTGCTACAGAAACGCCGTGAGCTGGCTTCGATGCAATCCCAGATGGGTATTGAGGTAACGCCAGAGGCACAAGAAGCGGCACGGAAACAGTACGCTGAGTATCAGGAGCGAGAGCACCGGGCGACACTGGCGGCTATTCCGGAATGGACTGACCCAGTTGTAGTGACTGAAGATTCCAAGAAGATGAGCGGTTTATTGTCTGAGTATGGCCTGAGTGCTCAAGAGATTGCGCAGATTGCAGACCATCGTCAGATTAAACTTGTACGGGATTATGCGCTGCTGCGTGATCGTATTGCCAATGCAGGTGAGCAGCAAAAGAAAGGCACCAAGCAAGGGCAGCGTAACCGCAACCGTTCAGCACCTAACCGAGCGGCACAGGCTAAGAAGGACCTTGCTTCAGGCAAGATCAGTCAGTCTGACGCCGTTCTATCTATAATTGCTGATGGAGCAAAATAATGTCTAGTTCAAACCTTGACGCATATGATCTGAAGGAACAGAACCTTGATGGTCTGATTCACGAAGATGTAATGTCACAAATTTGGGACGTATCCCGAATCCCGCTGCCTTTTACCGATATGATCGGTTCAGGCTCTCACGATAACCAGTACGCCTCATGGCGCACCGATAAGCTGCAGGCCGCCTCTACAACCGGTCAGGTAGTTGATGGCGCTGATGTGACTGGCGATGACACAAAGCTTGGTCGCCGTATTGGTAACCACTCTGAAATCCGCACCAAGCGTGTTGAAGTCTCTACGCGAGCGAATAACGTTAATACCATTGGTTATCAGTCAGAGCTGGCTAATCAGTTGGTACGACGCCAGCAAGAGCTGAAGCGCGATCTGGAAGCTACAGCGCTGTCTAACAATGCCAGTGTTGAAGGCACTGACACCGTTGCAGGTGTTACTGCTGGTTTGGCTGCGTGGTTGGTTGCTGACACCGATATTGACGGCAATGCTGTCGCTGCCGGTGATGGTAACGTGTACCGTGCTACAGGTGGTGCTGATGGTGGCTGGGATGCTACTGCGGCCAATAGCCTTGTAGCTGAGTCAACTGTAGCGGCAACACCGGAAGCGCTGTCAGAAACCAATGTTCGTGATGTGCTTGAGAACATCTACAACAAAGGTGGCAACGTGGATACCTCTATGATGCGTCCGCGTATCAAGCGCCTGTTCTCTGAGTATCTGTTCACCTCTAGCGCACGAATCGCGACCATGATTAATGACTCGCCAGGTGGTGCCTCTGAGGAGCGCAAAGCACAGGGTTCAGTTGATGTATTCATCACTGACTTTGGAACAATCAAGCTGGTTCCTAACCGATTGCAGCCTGAGTATGACGACGGTGAAAACCAGTCTGATTACATGTTCCTGCTCGACTCTAGCCTGCTGTCTATGTCTTACCTGCAAGGTATTCGCGTAGAGCCACAGGCTAAAACTGGCCTCGCTGATAAGCGTCAGATGTCTGTTGACTGGATGCTTAAAGTGATGAACTGGGATGGCCTTGGTGGTGTTGCTGATATTGATGCATCAACGCCGATGGTTGCCTAAGCATGGCTAGGGAGTTTATTAACTGGTTCAATGAAGGCCGTATTGGGTCTCGCAGGTTGCTTGAGGACGGGAAGGCCATTGTTCACCAATATCAGGCAGATCGT